CAAAAGAACTCGCAGCGTCCATGCCTCGCCGCGCAGGATCACCTGTTGCTGCGCCCACAATGGCAGCAGTCGCGTCGAAACCTGCAACCAGACCACTGCCACCAGCCAAGACCATTGACGAAGATGGAGACGAAATCCCGTTCTGATAAATTTGACAGGGCATCGAAAGATGTGGAGCGCAATACTAACCAATAACCAAACCAAACCTAACTGCCTTGGCGGGGAGTTAAGTCGGAACCAGAGCAGCAACGCGCAGACTGCTCCCCTGTCATCACCTTGGAGAATTGCGGCGGCATCTATGTTGTGCTGGTCATTTCATTACTCCCGCGAAGGTAACCGCATAAAAACCTCGCACCCTTTCCCATGCTAACCCCATCAAAAGAAAAGCCCACCGATACCGAAATCGAACTCACCAAAGCGGCAACTATCCTAATTATCAATGTAAAAAAACTATTGAGAGACTACGAAGACCTTGCCACCAGACATGACGAAATTCCCTCGCCTGAAATGCAGCTCGCGATGGAAAACTCAATGGATAAACTCACATTCGCGATCACCTCAAAACTCGACCTCATCAACCTCTCGTACGAAATCTCCAACGAACTTTACGCTACCCTAAAAAATGAGCAACTGGACGCATGAACAACTCAAATCACTCGGTTACTTTCTGCACCCTGACGGGAACTATTACCATCACCCTCCGTCTGGAAGGCTACCTAACCCCGTCCCTCAACACGATCCTGTCGAGCCACTGGTCAAAACTCCACAAGCACAAACAAAAGGCAAAGCTCGCATTGATATCCACATTCAAAGAGTTAGCACCAAACTCCAAGATTTCGATAACTTCGTTGGCGGCACAAAATGCCTCACCGATCAACTACGATACTCTGGTATCATACATGACGATGACCCAGAGTCCATCAGCGCAAGCTACACCCAGCAAAAGTGCAAGCACCTCAAAGATGAAAAAACCATCGTCCAAATCACCTACCACCCACCAACCAAACCAGTGACTAAACTCTCATGCCTACAGCAGACACAACGGCAGGACGCTCCACAAACACTCACCTCGCAGTCAAGCAGTTGACCAACTGCTTAACGAAGACTCTTTATTATAAGTAAACAATTGCTAAAAAGTCAATGCCTATTATGTCAGACAATTCATTACCAGAACCTGATCAAGAACTTCCAAAGCAAAAAAAATTAGGAAGACCATCTGAATACTCACAAGAATTGGCTGACGAAATCTGTAACAGACTCGCCACTGGCGAAACACTCCGCACCATCATTCAGGAACCTCATATGCCTGACAGGGCAACAATATATCGATGGATGGAGATACATGAATCATTTCGCGACAACTACACACACGCAAAATCACAACAGGCAGACCATTACTTTGAACAGATCATCGATGAATCATTCGCAAGCCATGACGCACAGATCGGCAGGCTACGCATGGATGCTCTCAAATGGGTAGCAAGCAAGATGCAACCGAAGAAATATGGAGACAAACTCGAAATCGAAACAAAGGGCGACTCTGCTATCGCCATTCAATTCGCCATCCCAGAACGCAAGCCAGAGCAGATCGAGCTTGAGTCAGGGAAGCTACCAGCACCGCATGAAAACCATTGAGGAACTACAGGAGGAGATCAAGACCATGAAGGCGAAGCGTGAGCTAACAACTGACGAGGATGACAGGATTGAGCTACAGGCGCATATAGTAGGATTGATGTTCGACCTTGCAAAACTGTACAAGCAACAGATCAAACTGAAATGAAAATCGAGTTTGAAATCCGACTCACGATATGCGCTAACGGATGCCCAATCGGCCCAAGATTGAGTAGAGGTAAACCGATGCCTCCTTATGCGTATACTTATTCCATGACCGAAGAAGGCTTGAAACAGGCGCAAAATGACATGGCGGCAGTGGAAGTGTATGTCATTGATAATAGTAAGATTATAAAGCGAAAATGACAATAAGTTCTGATAATGCAGATAATAGGTAATGGAACGCAATAGATAGATTTAACCAATAGATAACAATAACTTATATGGCAAAACGAGACTATTACGACGACCCAGAGGAATACTGGCGCGACAAGGATGAACGAGAGTGGAACGATGGAATCGAACGCAGGGAACGCTGGGAACGAGAGAACCCAAATCATGTCTACGGACAGAGTGAACCTCAACCACCAAAAGACGAATAACCATGTACATCATATCCCGCATCTACAAAGCAGAGAACGAAACAGACAAGCAGTGTAGTCTCGACCCGCTGCACCCACCTCGGCGCATCCACTGGAGACTGGAAGACGCGAAGAAGGAGGCAGCAAGACTCGCAGAGAAACACCCCGGAATGCAGTTCATCATCTTTCAAGGAACCGATGCTGTACTGCATCCTGTTGCTCCCGCGCAATGGCTCAAGCTATGACCGATACAGAACTCACAGAGAAGGTAGCAGAGGCACTGGATGAGGAGGAGATCACGCTGGCAGACGGGTTCGCTGATGCGTTCATTGGCATAGGCAGGCAGTTTGGCAAGCCGATTGCAGTTTATAGCAGGCGCAAATGCATTGAGATTCTCATGCGCGACATGGACGAGGAGCAGGCTGAAGAGTATTTTGAATTCAACCTTGCAGGAGCATGGATCGGCGAGACAACGCCTATATATCTGGAGGAACTGGAATGAGAGATCAGAAGGAAGAAAACGAACTGCGATTCACCAAGCTCGTCATCACCGAGATGATCTATCGAGCGTATCTGGATGCAACCAGCAAGACCGAAGGATACATGAGACCTCACACAGATAATGTGGCAACCAAGCATCAGGAGGACGCAATCCATTTCCTAAAGAGCAAAGAATTCAAACAACTATGCGAAGCGATTGGGTGGCCTTGGGAGGCTATCAGGCGCAAGGCATTCACAACACAACGCAAAGGGAGGGACGACGAATGAGATTTCATATATTAGGACTGCCGCATACAGTTACAAGCAAGGAGTTTAATGCCTGCGCGTACACGCAGAAGGTTGTCAAGTTTGGCAAGATGATGACCAGTCGAGGGCATGAGGTCATACACTATGGGCATGAAGACTCCGACCTGATCTGCACCGAGTCAGTGCCAGTGCTGACCAACGACGATTGGAAGGTGGCGTATGGAGACCATGACTGGCGCAAAACTTTCTTCAAGTTCGACATGGGAGACCATGCCTACCAGACATTCTTCGCCAATGCCATTTGCGAGGTTGGCAAGCGCAAGAGGGAGCATGACTTCATCCTGCCGTTCTGGGGATCGGGAGTGAGACCAGTCTGCGATGCCCATCCAGACCTGATCTGCGTGGAACCCGGCATTGGCTACGCAGGAGGTCACTGGGCGCGTTGGAAGGTATTTGAGAGCTACGCAATCTACCATGCTTACTGTGGGCTATCGGCAGTTGGAACCTGCAAGCAAGACAACTACGAGGTGGTCATTCCAAACTATTTCGATGTCGAGGATTTCGACTTCAATGCAGATGAGAAGGAGGATTACTTCCTGTACTTGGGCAGGGTCTACAATGGCAAAGGCGTGGACATTGCGATACAGGCAACGCAGAGGGCAGGCGTAAAGTTGGTCATTGCAGGTCAAAAGGAGGAAGGCTACCAGTTGCCTGACCATGTTGAGTATGTCGGTTACGCTGATGTACCAACGAGAAGGCGACTCATGGCGAATGCCAAGGCGAGCTTCCTGCCGAGTCAGTATGTCGAGCCATTCGGCGGGGTGCAAATCGAGAACCTGTTGTCAGGAACTCCGACCATTACCACTGACTGGGGTAGCTTTTCCGAGAACAACCTGCATGGCATCACAGGCTATCGGTGTAGAACGATGGGTGATTATGTAGATGCGGTGAAGGAAATACAGAAGGGATCGATTAGCAGTCGCGCCTGTCGATCATTTGGAATGAATTTCAGTTTGGAGAAAGTTGCTCCGATGTATGAGAAGTATTTCAGCGATGTACTGGATGTTTACGAAGGCGAAGGATGGTACGCAGAAGGAAATGGAATTGAGGCGTTGAATAGATTTTACCCATGAAATTTGATTTTGTTGATATAGGAACGAGTGATTTTGATATTGGGCGTGGAGGATATATAACCGACAAGAGTTACTTGTTGGTTGAACCTATTCAGTATTACTTGGAAAAACTCGATGAGTACGGGGTATGCGGTGAAAATGTTGTAAAGTGCAACGCCGCAGTGACGCATTACAATGGTTGCGTGGATGTTTGGTACATCAGCGAGCGGATACAGAGGTTGTATAATTTGCCGTACTGGGTGCGTGGATGCAATCGGATTGGTGAAAAGCATCCGACAGTGGAGAGATTGTTAAATGATAACAATATTTCTGAAAATGTATGGAGTTGCGATAAAGTAAGTTGCATGACATTTGATATGCTATGCAGCAAGTATAATATCGAGTTGATTGGTAATTTAAAAATTGATACAGAAGGACACGATCATATTGTTTTGGAAGGCGTTATAGAAATGTTGCGTAATGGTTTGGTGATTGAGAATATTATGTGCGAGTATTTGCCACAGTTTGGAAATACAGGGCGTATCAATCAATTATGCGAAACCATCAAAGATTTGTTTCCTGTACAAAAAATTGTTGGTGAAGACATATATTTATCAAAACAATGAAGATATTATTTTTCACGCAGAACCGATGGGCATTTGGATCGATTCATCACGGGTTGGCAAAGGAATTGTGGAAGCATGGGCATTACGCAAATCTTCTGGACTGGACTGGTCAGTATTCGGTTGAGGAATTTAAATTATTGAGGGATTCCTACGATGTATTTGTGACAATGCCTGATGCGGTGCTGGCATTGCATTATCAGTATGGGATTGAGTTGGAGAGAATCGTGACTGTGGCGCATGGTCAGTGGGATATTTTGCTGGCAAGGCAGCAAGCCGATCAGGACTTTTACCCGAAGCTGAAAGGATTCGGAGTTATCAGCAATGTGCTGAAGAGGAAATGCGAAGAGTGGGAGATATCGAGGGTTCCAGAGGTTGTTGAGTTAGGAATCCATACTGAAGTGTATAGTGGGAATGTACCTAATAGACTTGAAGTGGTAGGATACGCTGGCAGTGGTGAAACGAATAATTGGTACGGGGTCGAGATCAAAAGACCGAAACTGGTAGAAATGGCAATTGAGAAGAGCGGATTGGAATTGAGAAGGCATGAGTTTTACAACCACCTTGCGATGCCAGCGTACTACAAGCGTGTTGGTGCTGTTGTGATGAGCAGTATTGAGGAGGCAGGAGGATTGCCGATGATGGAATGTGCTGCGTCAGGGAGGTTGCCGATTGGAACTCCTGTTGGATATTTTGAGGAGAATGCGAGTGCAGGAGGTGGAGTTCTTGTGCCGATGGATGCTGATGAGTTTGTGAATGTCACATCGATGGTTTTGATGGGGTACAAGAATGATTCGATTGCATATCGAGCAAAATGCGAATCAGTGCGTGAGTTTGCGATTAAGAACTACGACTGGTCTGTGAAGATTGAGAAGTGGATAAATTTAATTTGTAAATGACATGAGAACTCCGACACCTGATACCGACGAGTGCAAGATTAAGTGGGAAGCGTTCACAGTTAAAGAGCAACTGCTATTCGCTTACAAACTGGCGCGATTGTTGGAGCAGCAGAGGGACGAGGCAAGGTATGTGGCGTACGGATTGGCAGGCGGCAATGTCGGCAAGAAGATCACGGCAAACTATCCACTGACGAAGGTCTGGGGCAACCAGTACAAGCGCATGGTCGCAACGCAGGCGCAAGCGAAGAAGAAGCGATGAACTGTCCTGACTGTCATGGAAAAGGTTATTTTATCGGCGTGGCGCATTACGACATGAAAGACGGGAGTTCTCACAACAAGTTTGGGAAGTTGCCATGCAGTTTGTGCGAGGCGACTGGTGAAGTGCCTGACGAGACGCAGAAGTGGATTGATATCGGAAAGCAGATGAGGGCAGACAGATTGAAGCGTAAGGAGGTTCAGCGAGTGGCAGCAAGCAGAATGGGATTAACTTTGAAAGAGTACAACGACATGGAGCGAGGAAGGATCAATAATGAGCATATTTGAAAAGGCGAAAAACTTCGTATCGAGTGCTGCTGCGTTTGTAGCGGCAGGCTTGCCATGCGTGGAGGAGGGAGAAGTAGCGCGGAGGCTACGCATCTGTGCTGACTGCGAGATGTTCGACCCTGCTGGATATGGCGGCATGGGCAAGTGCCGAGAGTGCGGATGCAACATGGAGATAAAGACTGTCATGGCAACGGAGGAATGCCCAAAGAAACTATGGTAACAGAGGATCGTGTTCAAAGGTCATTGGACATCGCTCGCAAGGTACGGGAGCAAGCGGATCGGCACGATGTCATGGGCATGATCTATGCCGCCGAATGGTTGCTGAAGAACATGGCGACTGGAGTGAGTGGGAAGATCGTGTTGGGTGAAAAATTAGCGAAACAAGTAGTATCACAGTATGTGCAATCGTTGCTGAATGCCGACCAGTTTGAAGCGGCAGCAACTGTATTGTGGGGCGAG